AAAATATACGAATACCTGGTTCTCTATCTTCAACCTTTAATCGTTTGTGGATTTCTAACTTTCCACTAATTCTACTTCTTGGAGTTCTATCAGAAGGTCTCCAACGGCATCCAGCTTGAATCATTGTCTCTGCAATGCTTGGACCCACATCACCTCTTCTTGCCCATGTACTAGCGTCTAAGACCCCGTAACGTATATATTCTCCGTGCTCTAGGTCTATGACTTTTCTTGCAAATACATCTGCCGTAATCTTTTGAGTATACAGTTCTCTATAAACCCATAAATTATTATCGTAGTCAATAGCAAACCATAAGCAACAAGCAGGAGAAGAATAACCCCAGTCAGCAGCACGAAATCTCTGCCAGCCTTTAGGTATCTCAAAAGGTTCGACAACATGTACATCTCTGTCAAATTCTGAGAATGCTGCATTAGAAAATGCATCCCAGTCTCCATTTAAAAATTGTTTTCTCTGTACTTCTGGTAGTGATGATAACATTGCATAGTAATCATCAGTCTGCATAAGGTACGGATTATCTTGTAACTTAGCTGGTATAAATCTTCTTGTTATATATTTTATACCTGAGGGTGTAGAAATCTCTATGTTAAAAGCTGTGTTTGGATCTATAGGATCTACAAACATTTCTTTAACCCACTGTGATCCAACGTTACCTGGGTTACCTGTAGCCCTCATGTATACTGGTATACTTGGATCAACTGATCTAAGTGACGATCTTAGAAAATTATATATATCTGGCGAAGGATATTGTGGAAGTTCGTCTATTCCTATCCATGTGTAAGATTGCCCTTGGTATCGCAAAACGTCTGTCATGTTCTCTGCATAACCAAACTCTATTTTTGCTCCTGATGGGAATCTCCATTCTTTTTCTTGCTCTCTCCATTTTGCTCCTGGAAATGCTCTTGAGTATAATCGTTGAGAATGATTAATCAAATCTCTTAACTCAGGCATTGTTCTTCTGAGTAATAGACCACGATGATGTTCTTTATGACAGTATCGTAGAGGATCTATTAACATGGCATATGATTTACCACCACCTCTTGCTCCACCGTAAAATACTTCTCGTTCTGAGGCTGCTAGAAAATCTCTTTGTGGACCATCATTAGGTTTAAAGATTATATTCTGTGCAGCTAGATGTTCTTGAATATTTTCTGGAACATCTTCTATTACGTCTTGGGTTATAAGTTGCTGTTCTTTACCATCTAATACTTTGTCAATGGTTAACAATTTATCCTTGACATTTTTGGCATGAGCTTTGGCTGAACGTAGAGATTGTTCTGCCTTTGCAACTTTTTTACGTGTTCTAGCTAAAGCTTGTTTAGCTGACTGCTTGGCTTTGGTCTTGACTTTCTTCTTTGGTTTTGGAAGCGGTATCTCTTGCGACTCTTTTTCTAAGTCCGACATATGATATGTACCTTCCTGTTTTTCTTGTTAGCCAAATAGCTACCTCTCGGTATGAACATGTTTTTAAAAATTTCTTTGCTTCTTCTAAAGCTTCTAATTCAGATTCTATTGGTTCAATATAATCTGTGTCTTCTGCTAGTTTGTATCCAAAAGGAATAGTTCTAGCTTTACGTTTAATCTTGGACTGGAGTAACAATTGATTCTTCTACTTCGTCTTTTGCTGGTAGTATAAACATACCATGTTTTAAATTCATATTAATATCTACTTGATCTTTCTTTACAATACCAATACGATCTAATATTTGTTTTGCTGCTTCCATTCTGATACTAGCATGAGGTGTTGTTCCATCTTCGTCTAGCATGTTTACCATTTTAGTTGCAGCCTTTGCAGAATGTATGGCTAAATAGTTTTCTGCTCGTTTAACAATCTCGTCTTTAAGATTACGTAGAACTTTAGGATATGAATGTTCTGAGTAACCTGCAAGCTCACCTGCTCGTCTTGGGTTTCCTTGTGCTTCTCCGAATAATGCGTCTAGAAACTTCTCCTGAGTATCTGTTAAGCTTTTGTTTTGAGTCTTTAGAATAGTAGAATCCATTGTTTGCGTTTACAAGCTCCATGATTTCCTTAAATGGAAGATCCAAAGCTTTCTTGGTTAACATTGTTTTTAGTTTGCTGCTAATTTTGCTTCCAATTCTTTTAAGTTTTTAGCAGAGAAGTTTTTACCTTTAGCTTTTCTGTCTTTCATGTACTTAATTCTTTTTTTGTAAGATGCAATAGTGTCAGCGTCTAAACTAGATTTCTTTTTAATGCTACCTTTAGGTGCAATTCTAGTTTTCATCTTATCTTTATTCTCAGCTTTACCTTTATTAGTCATAAAGTCTTTTCCACCATAAGTGAAAGTACTCTTACCTGCTTTAGTAGCAGCATCGAAGGTAGATTTAAATGATCTATCACTAATTTTAGTTTTAGCTGTATCTCTTGTTGCAGCTTTTTTTGCAAACATACTTTCTTTGTCGTACATTTTTTGTCTAGCTGAATCTTTTCCACCTCTACCGCTGTCTACATTAGACATAGGTGCTTTTTTAGTTCTGCTTTTAAAGAGTTTTTGAAGAAACTTTGGTTTTCTCTTCTCTCTCTGTTCTTCTGTCATTCTAGCCATAATTTTTATATCCTTAAATTGTTAAACTTTATGGGAATCCTAGGTGTTCCCGATAAAATTGGTACAGTTTAGTGATGACCCGTTGTGCATGTATGCATGCGATTGTGTTTGTGTGCCCGTTTAAAGTGTACCTGATTCTAGTATACACACGATATTGACTTTTGTCAAGTACTAATTTAAGATTATTTGTAATCTGCGACACTTTTGTAACATATCAGCATTGACAAAAGTAAAAAGGAGGTGTATAATAGTATTGAAGATACTGCGGGGGGGTTTTATATATAATATATACCTATTTATACATACCCCCTAGGGAACACCCTAGCATATAGCCAAGAGATTTACAGAATATTGAGTGCATAAATGTAGCCACTAGGTGGTTTACAGGGCAATCTGGGATTTTAGCATAATCGTATATATCTACGGGGGCATACGGGGGTGGTCACTCGTGTACCCCTTAGGTAAATCAAGGGTAATCGCAAAAATAAAAAAGTTTCCCCCCAGAATATAGTCAAGGGTACACCCTAGTTTTAATTGTGGTTTCGTTTGGTGTGAGTTTGGGGTAAAGCAAAATTTTGTACCTAGTGTAAAGCTTGTTAATCACTCGGAATTATTTTTAGAGTAGGCAAAAAAAAACCCCCCTGTTTTACGAGGGGGGCTTTAAGTGTTAGCTAGTTTTATTTATGCAGATTTTAAATTTCCGCTAACATCAGTTGCTTGTAAATCGTTAGCCTTTGTCCATTCGTTACGAATTGCGTTGTCCTGTAATAACGCCAAAGTGTTGCCTAGATTTTCAATAACTTTCTCATCAACCATAGATAATAATTTTGCATAATCTTTTTTAGATGCATAATTATAAACCTTATTTAATTCAGTTAGAAATTCATTTGAAAGTGTTTTGAAATTTCTAGCTGTGTCTTTAGTTGATGGCGTTCTAGTTTGAACTGCAAATTTAGTAGACCATACTTTGTCAATTAACCCAGTATGAACTGGAACTAATTTCTCACTAGTATTAGCAATCTTAGTTGCCCCACCTTTTTGACCTTTTTTATTAACATCAATCATTGGCGTTGCGATCTTATCCATTACTAGAACTTCATTTTTATCATTAACTGAAAACTGATTTTTTTCAGTATTCATTAAGATGCCTAGTTTTACTGATCTAGTTACTGCCATTTCAAATGCAGAATTAACTGCTTTTTTTCTGTCATAACTTGCCAAAGTATAAAGGTGTGATCTTAAAAATTGCAGATCAATTTGCCCTTTAATTTTGCCTTTTTGCTTTGTGTCAATTTCAGTAATTATTTCATTAACTGATACTGCCATTTCGGGTACTAATTTCATTAAGTTGTTGCTTAAATTAGTAGCCTTAAACAATACCTTTTTTGCGTTTTCATTAGCCCTTAATGAGCCTAAGATTTTTTCATTATTAGTATTGTTTTCTATTACTTTTTTAACGTCTTTAGTCATGTTTTTACCTATTTTAGATTTATCTTTATTCTTTATGAATAAATTTTTATAAATCATTAACTGTTATTCTAGTTATTTTTACTCTTAATGCAAATTATTTTTGCTTAATTAATCAATTATTTTTATTATTTTACAACCTGTGGTTGCCCTTAACACCTGTTAAGGATTGCCATTTTTTGCATAGCTTGATTGCTAGCTATGTGCTGAGTGCATACCTCTTTACCCTATGCAAAAACAACATATGTCCTTAGTGCATAGCTTGATATTGACCTATGCAAAATTGACATAGCTTAATTATTTTGATATTCTAAAAACTTATTAACAAACAAATAGAGGTAAATAAAAAATGAGTACACAAAATAAAACAGGCGTTGAATTAGAATTAAAAAAAATCAATTCTAATTTAAACACACTTAATAAAATCATGAGTAATTTTTTAGTGATTGCTACAACTGAAAGCACATTTAAAAAACTTACTAATAATGAAATAAAAAAAATAGTTCCAACAGTTTCGGAAACTATTAAATCAATTAATGAGAGCATATACTCATAATGTTTGAATTGCTTTTAACTATTGGAATAAGCCTTATATTTATAGGGCTTATTCTATATTTTGTATCTAATTACATGAGTAATTACTACGATAAACAAATAAAGAAACATACATTTGAGATATTACAACCAAAAATAAAAAGAAAAAAATGAATATATTTAAAAAAATATTTAGCTTTGAATATTCGTGGCTTTGTAGTTGTAAAGGTTGCAAATTTTTAAGGTTTATCAAGGTTAAATAATGACAAAAATAATTACAATAATATCAATAGGAATAGTTGTTTATTTACTATTGAATTACATGGCTAAATCAGTCGGTTTATAAAAATCTAAAACAAATAAATAGAACGCCCAAGCACTTGACACAGGTTAAGTGCTTTGGTAAGGTCTTTGTATAACAAAGAGAAAGGAAAAAGTTATGCAAAAGACATTGTTAGTTACATTTTGGTTGACGATATCTTTATTGACAGTCGCAACATTTATGTAAAGGAAGAAGTATGACAGAAGAAAATGTTTAAGCCCTATCGGTAGCAATATCGGTAGGGCTTTTTTTTGTCTGTACTATTTGACACAACAATATATCCTTGATATAGTATAAGAATAACAAAGGAGAAAACTATGACAGACCAAACAAGATGGGGCATTGACCTTATCCAACAAGAAAACAAAGCTAAAACTTATGATAGAAAAAACTCTATCAATCTTCATCAGGCTCAAGATATATATAAGCAAAGCAGTGGGCTAGATAATATCTCTGAGTTTGATATGAAAAGGTTTCGTGAGATTATGCTCGGTGCTAGATAGCATATAAAAAGTTTTAGTTCCCTCTAAAAGTTACCCTGTGTATGTCCTTGACATACATGGGGTTTTTTTATATACTGACTTTATGATTACATTAGCAAGACAAATACAATTAAAACTAAAAAAGTTTGATGAAGTAATGATTAAACTTAAAACTAAATACCTAAATAACCCTAGCTTATATTCTGAACTTCATAAATTAGATGAACGCAAGGAAGAAATACAAAAGCTAGTTGACAACAGCAATTAAATATAGTATTATGTACTCTTATTAACCAATAGGAGTACATATGACACAGACAAACATACAAGTCGGTAAAGTTTCTGACCTGTTGTATGACTTGATGACATCAACCAAAGCTAAAAAGTTTCGTGCAGGTTTTATTAAAACCAATGGCGAGTACCGAGTAGGCAAGTTTGATTTATTAAATCGTTCAACATGGAAACAAACTGATGGCACAATGTACAAGCGTAAAGGTAAGAAAAGAACTACTGACGCTGACGAGTACATACTAGCCCATGATTTAGATAAAAAAGCACCACGAAACATATCTGTTAAGAGATTGAAGTGGTTCAGCGTAGGCAAAAAAGTCTATAAAATCAATAGGTTAGAGGTAAATGATGACATTACAATAGTAATGTTTGATCAAGTAAAATTTAATCATCTTAAATTACTAATGACCAAAGGAAATATCAATGAGTGAGTGGTGTCAGAATAAAAAGTGTCCCGAAAAAAAAAATCAAAATCAAATTCGTGGCAGTAAGGGTGCTAAGTATTATCAATCTAATAAAGCATTAAGTTATCTAGGCTATTGGTGTTCCAATGGTTGCCGTGATACTTGGTTTAATGATAACAGAGATACCTGTATGCAAGCAGTGGGTTTTATTGATAAACAAGTAATACATTTAGCAGATGCTTGGTATGTAGAATATAGATATGATTATAGTCAAGGTGCAGAAAATCGCTATCATTTAAGAAACTTACTCAAAGGTGTTGATCAACCTATCACAAGAGAACAAGCACAAACACCAGAGCAGATAGCTGAAAGCAGTTGGTGGTACACCATATCTGATGCACAAGCTAAAGAACTAGCAGTACAACTTGGCTTAGCTAGTTGACACAACAATAACATTAATATATTATATAGGCATCACTCAGTTATCTGAGTGGTGTCTTTTTTTTTAATCAACATGAAAGGAGTATATACTCATGGAACAAAAAGAGATAAGACTCAATGCTGATAAGCGTAAGTCATTAGTGATTGACTTTCGTAAGCATTGCGAATCATTGAACACCGAAGAAAAAGAGGCGTTCAAGCAGGCACGAGATGATGCAAAGTCTACAATAGATTCTTCGTTTGCTACTTGTAAAGAAGTAGTTGAAAGAAGATTCCCATTGGAAGATGTTGCTACACTTCAGTCGCTACAGAAAAAGCATAACACTATCAATGCAGTAGGTAGAGATAGTTGTTTCTTTTTCAAAGTAACTGATGCACCTAAAGTGCTTGATCAATACAATGATGAAGTAGATAAATCCAGACATTTTTCATTTGAATTAGATGGAAGTTTGAGTGGAGATTATGGTACTCGTTATGGTAGTGGTAGTAGTAATAGTGGTAAGAACTTTGCATATGCTATGTATCGTGAAGATATGAAAGCAGTAGGTTTGAACCCAGACTGTAATATTGAGTCTGACTTACAAGCAGAGAAGTCAGATACAAGGTACAGTAGAAACAGCAACCCATACCTATCACAATGTAGAAATGACAATCATCATTGGCTACAAGGTGGTCAAGGTAGTGGCGACAAATACCAATCATGGAAAGATGATTATGCTTTGCATATCATTGGTACAGGTGGTTGCCGTTCTCGTGCAATACCATGTTCAGACTTAGAGTTTGCTAAGTTTGAAATGATGATTAGTGCTAAACAAGAGGTAGTCAATACTCATACCCAATGGATAAAAACTGTTGTGGCTAGAGTTGATAGATTTAAAGAGGTAATTAAATCTATGACTAAGTTCTCTCAAGTAGAAAAGTTTGCTAATCATGACAAGATACAATGGAAAATTGATCCTAGCATACTTGCAGATAAAATGGGTATGGACTTGGTTATCTCTATTGATGACGCAGCCGATTCTATTATGAATATTGGTTCGCCAAAACAAACAAGAGAAGAAAAGATACTTGCCTACAAACAGGCTAATGGTATCAGTCTTGCTTCTTAATAATCTAACAGGTATAGGGGAGAAATCCCCTAGCCTTTTAATTAATAAAAAGAAATTATGATAAAAGATTTTAAAGATATACAGAAAACATTTTCTAGTGATGATGATAAGCCGTGGCAATACTGTTGGGGAACTTTATGTAATCATATATCCAGAATAAATGGTAATTGTAATGTGTTAAATAAAAAAATAAAAATAAAAGTAATTGATAAATATAATAATGTACACTTTACTAATTCAAAAATTTATCTCACAGACAATAATAAAAAAGCAGATGAAAGAGAAATATCATTTGTAATAAGAGTAGAAGATAATTGCAATGAGTAGTATATACTAACCCCCCTAATACTTGACACACTAACAATAGTATAGTATATTATAAACATTACTAATTAATTTTAGTAATGTTTTTTTTTAATCTAACAAAAAGGAGAAGATATGAGTACATTAGTTGCAAAACTAAAAGATCAGTACGAAACTCAATATCAACATAGCATTACGCCAGTCGAATTGCGTCAATTAAACTCTGTTGAAAGTGATTTTGTATTAAACAAACCTAGTTATGCTGTGCTTGACACAGAAAATAACAAGGCAATACATCTACATGGTGCTAACTACCAGTTAATACCCTATGAAAAAATATTATCTGGATTATCTAATGCATTAGATAAGTACGAAATAGATATAAGTGATACATCTATTAAATTTAATTTATCACCAGATTTAAATTACATGAAACTTAGAATTTTGTTTGGGGATACTGGAGATTTTGGTACTTATTCTATGAGTCATAATGAAAATGATAAATTAAAGTTTGGTATTGAAGTTATATCTAGCTATGATGCATCAATTATCTATCAGTTAAGGTCAATGTTTTTAAGATTAATATGTGCAAATGGTATGAAATCATTTGAAGATATTAATTCGTCTATGAAAAGACATACACTTCAATTTAATCTTGATGATTCATTTGCTAAACTAAAAAATCTTAACACAACTTTTAGTGATATGAAAAATAAAGTAGAGGTATATCAAAGTGTAGAGTTAAGTAGACAAGATGTTGAAAAATTATTCAGAAAGTTTTCTAATAATTCTGATGGTAAGTATCACTTACTTAATAGTGTATTAGAGACTGATGCAAATAAATCAACACTTTATGATGTATATAATGCACTAACAAATTACAGTTCGCATAATAAACGAGCTGTTAAGATAGGTAAAAGAGATAGTAAAGATTATAAGATTGAATCTTCTAAGAGAGACTCTGTAAGAAGTAATGAAGATAGAGATTTTGAAGTTAGAAACTTTCTAAAAAGTAATGACTTTATGTTTTACTATCATCAAGGTATATCTAAGTTATCATCATAACATAATTATGGGGGGTATGTATATACTAACCCCCCTGCAACGACAGGACACCTTATCATATTATGACAGAAAAACCAAGTAGACATATTGACACACCTATTAAATTGTGCTATAATTGTGACTCAAAAGCAATCATTATAATTCATAAAAAATATTACTGTGCAGACTGTGGTCTGCGTAAAACAACAACAAGGAGAGAGTATGAAGACATACAATCACGAGAAGGTAGATAAGACACCAGAAGAACAACTCGGTCTTGCAAAGATACAGATTATGTTTGAAGATTCATTTGGTATCTTCAATGCAAAGAGTGGAGTTATGAGTGATACACAAATAGAACGAGAACGACAGAGTGCTGTCGCATGGTTTCGTTCTAAAGATTGTGAGTTCTTCTGTGACCTTGCAGGTACAGAGCAAGACCATATAATAAAACTACATGACAACTTGATGTACAACTACAATACTGGTAAAATAACACTTGACCAAGTAAGATATGCAATACGAAAATTGGAGTTAAAGATATGATAAGTAAAAAAGAATATGTAGAGCAACAAGTAGAATCTTCTTGGGAAGATCACAAATATATAAATCAAATATTAATAGATTATTTTAATGATGAAGTTAAAGATATGACAAATGAAGAATTTGCAGAACATCTTAAAAATTTAAATTGGGAGATAGAAGAATGAATATATTTCACTTACACAAAGACCCAGAGATATGTGCTAGCTATCATTGTGATAAGCATGTAGTAAAAATGATATTAGAAACAGGACAGATGTTATCAACTGCATACCAAAGACATTGTGGTATTGATGAACAGTTATACAAACCTGCATACCCCAAACACCCAATGACAATATGGGTAGGAGATTCACTTGGTAATTATAT